AGGAGGCTTTTATAGTTTGGCCGACCTGCCCATCGCTGGACACAAAGAACTTACACGAGATGGTACTATAATTGCAAGCGACTCTACACAAGAATTATTTGAAGTTGAAGATGAAGAGAAAGGATGGGTATTTACAGTGCCGTGGGATAAAGTAACGCCAAATTTCCCAATGGAAGAATAACTAATGGATAACATGGAATTACGCTTATTGCGCTCTCTTATAAATAGGGAGGTTTATCTAGATTGCATAGATATCTTCAAACCAGCATCCTTCTCTGAAGATTTAGAGGGAATAGCCGAAACAATACAAGAGGTACATACCGAATTTAGTTCCGGCGTGGATCTTGATATTGTGCATGAGTACATGATTACAAAAAAAGTATCTACCACTGCTAAGAAAATGTTAATGGTAGAATTAATTAATAATATTAGGCAAGTAAAACCGGTAGAAATAGAAGTAGCAAGAAAATTTATATTTAACTTAGCAAAGAAAAGCCTAAGAATAGAGGCTCTTAATGCTTTAGCTCGTACAATAGAGCAAAATGAGGAAAGTCATGGACACGTCATTACCTTACTATCCACTTTACCAGAAGAAGAGCAAAATGATGGAGAAATTGTCTCCCCAAAGCTTGAAGACTTACATGAATTTTTTGCGGCTACAAACAGATATCCATTCAATGTCCCAATCTTGCAGAAGAGAGTTGGTGGAATGTCTAGAGGAAACCTCGCCATTATCTTTGGCAGACCGGAAATTGGTAAATCTTCTTTTGTCGCTAGCTTAGTCGCTGGATATATGAAATCCGGTATTACGACGGAATATTATGCAAACGAAGAGCCCGGAATGAAGATCATGCTTAATATTCGTAGAGCATGTACGGGAGAAGACGATGCCGCTATTGTATCAGCTATAAATAACAAAAAAGATCCTACTAAATGGACTGAATACACACCATACCTTACTGTAAGGCAGATAGGAGCAATGCCGATTGAAACTATACAATCTCGTGCACTAAAGAGTAAACCTGATGTTATAGTCCTAGATCAAGCTGATAAACTACATCTTGGTAAAAAGTATGATGCAGGGCATGAGAGATTAAGAGCTTTATATCAAAAAACCAGGGAGATTGCCAAATCATGCGATTGTCTTGTTATTAATATTTCACAAGCATCGGTAGATGCAGAGAATAAGGGGGTGTTACCTTATTCAATGCTCGATGGGAGTAAAACAGGCAAGGCAGGTGAAGCTGATCTTATATTAGGAATAGGTAAGTGGGGACAAATTCACCCTGAACCAGAACATGAAGATCCAAAAGCACAATTACTATATGCTACTATAAGTAAAAACAAGATTAACGGCTGGCATGGCAAAGAAGCAATGCTATTTAACGCACACACCAATCAGTGGAGTAGTTACGATGACACTATCAGTAGACAAGTTACTTGAAGAAGAGAGAGCAGATAACAAATGTTGCAAACATACTATTAAGGTATTACGTGAAGAGAACGAGAAACTTAGAATGGACTTAGCGGAAGCTCTCGATATTGGTAGAAGTGCCACCAAACTAACACAAGATCTCATCGACAAGGTACGAGATGTTAACAGTAATTGACATAGAAACCACAACCAATGGGCCAGATAGATCACCCAGTCCATACAACAATAGGAACTATCTAGTAAGTGTTGGGTGGAGCAATGATGATGGTGATGAGTATATATGTATACGGCACAATGATGTTAGAAGTAGTCCAACCGGAGCACATCCAAAGATACTTCAAAGTGTCTTAGACAAAACAACACTTCTCGTAGGACATAACATTAAATTCGATCTCTCATGGCTTCTTGAATGTGGATGGGTATATAATGGTGATATATATGACACAATGATCTATGAGTATGTTAAAGCAGGTGGGCTTAAGACAGTTAAATTTGGGCTAGATGAAAGTTGCAGACGCTATGGGATAAATGGTAAGACAGATGAGATAAAAGAGTATTTTGATATGGAGATAGGCTTTGAATCTATACCGTGGAAATTAGTAGAGAAATACGGTAGGAACGATGTCAACATAACCAAACAACTATATGAAGCACAGCAAAATGATAGCTAGATTATGAATTTAGAATGTATACGATGCTGTATGTATATGGAAGTTGATGGGCGCAAAGGTGCAAAACTTTGGGGTTGGTTAGAATACGCCAATGGTTGGTGCTGCCGCTACTGTAAAGCAGAACCGCCGATGAGGTGGATTGATGTAGACAAACATCCGGCAAGGGCTTTCCGTAATGAACCACTCCCCAAAAAGATAAGGCACAAGGCGAGGATACATGAAAAAAACAGTTGACTTGATGAACGAATTCTGCTATGTTCTTACACAGATGGAGCGTAGCGGGATTGCCATTGACATCGAAGTGTTGGAGAAATTACAAGAAGAATATAGCAAGGAAAAAGCCGAGCTTTCAGAGAAGCTATATGAGCTTGCTAGAGAATCATTGGGGGACACACCTTTTAAGTTGACAAGTCCCGATGATTTAAGTATGATTATTTTTTCTCGCAAACCTCTTAACAAAAGAGTATGGGCGGATAAATTTAATCTAGGCTCCGAATTTATCAGCGGATCGGTTAGACCCAAACGACCACTAAACATATCATCTAAAAAATTAGGGGAAGCAATTAAATCTAGATCTTATGTAATTCAGAAAACAAAAGCTAATCAATGTCTAACTTGTCACGGCACTGGAAAAGTATCCAGAAAGTTAAAGAGTGGAGGGTGGGGTAAACCAAGACATAACTGCAATATGTGCGGGGGATGTGGAATAATTTACACACCTACGGGAGAAGTTGCTGGATTTAAACAAGTACCTTCAACAGTACATGATTTGGCTGCACACGGATATAAATGTGGTAAAAATATACTTATACGATTAGCAGGAAAGGCAAAAAATAAGGATGCCAAAACCTTCCTTACGAAAATGGTACGACTTAACGCCGTCACCAGTTACCTTGACACTTACATCGCCGGGATCAGATCGCATGTCGGAAGAGATGGAATCCTACATACTCAGTTTATGCAATGCGTTACGGCAACAGGGAGGTTATCAAGCCGCGCTCCGAATTTCCATAATCAACCAAGGGGAGGGACATTTCCGATTAGAAAGGTCGTTGTTAGTAGATGGAAAAAAGGAACGATCACGGAAGGAGACTACGCCCAATTAGAATTCAGGGTAGCAGCGGCTCTAGCAAAGTGTAATCAAGCTAAAGCTGATATACTTGATGGAGTAGACGTTCATCAAAGGACAGCCGATATCCTCACTAAAATGGGACAGAAAACTACCCGGCAAGATGCTAAGGAACACACCTTTAAACCACTTTATGGGGGGACCACTGGATCTAAAGCTGAACAAGCTTATTACAAATGGTTTTCCAAGCGATATACCGGAATAGCCAGTTGGCATAATAAGATATTAGATCAAGCAGTAGTATATAAAAGACTTGTGTTACCATCGGAAAGAATATATAAATTTCCGTGGTGCAATCGCAGTGCCACAGGAGGGATTAGCGGGGCTACTAAGATAAAGAACTATCCTGTTCAAGGCTTCGCCACAGCCGATATCGTACCAATAGCTTGTACAAAGTTGTACCACTTAATGAAAGAATATGGGCTCAGATCCTTGCTTATCAATGAAGTCCACGATAGTATAATCGTAGACACATGTCCAGGCGAAGAGGATAAAGTTAAGGATTGTATAGCTGACGCTATGTTGGGGGTTATAGATGGATTGGATCATAAGTTTAATTTTACTTTTAATATACCTCTTGTAATAGAAATCAAGCGGGGAAAGAATTGGCTAGAAATGGAAAAGATATTTAAGGGTTGACAAGTTCGTAAAAATGTGCATAATGCACAAACCAGCCCTGACCGGGGTTGGATCACTACTAACCACTAGAGGAAACAAATGGCTAGAAAACAAGAAGTCGCACTAGTAGATAATACTGAGAAAGCTGCACTCGCAATATTAGCGGGTGTTCAACCGGGGGCCAGCGACCTTGCTGTGCTTCGGGTAAACAACAGGGACATGGATAAAGATGGCCTTGAATATCCTGTAGGAGTATTCTCTCTGTATGATGGAGAGGATACAATATACGGGGAACTAACTCACTGTAAAATTCTCTCCAGCGGATATCAAGTGCGGGAGTGGAATGATGCAGAGAAAAGATACGCTTCGGAGACTATATTCTTCTTCAATGGTGGGGAAGCCAATGTCGAAGATACTTCCGGGGGTATGCGTTGTGGTAAAATGTTCAGCCGTGACGTAAGAGAGCTAGATGAAGTCAACGATGCTGCTCTTATTGCAGCACAAAAACCTAAAAAGTTCTATCGTGTAATTTGGGGAGTTGCCTCAATTAAGGGGATTTACCAAGATGGAACTAAAAAAGAGGGGCAAAACATACCCTTTATAATGCGTTGTACTGGGAATGCTTTTATGCCTCTATGCGATCACTTGGAAGCACTGAAAGGAGAGATTCTTGAAGTAGAAACAGACTGGGTGATTGAAAAAATGGCAGGAGCAAACGGTTCCTTCTATGTTGCCAAACCATCCAGGGGGAAGGATTCCCCACTCACGGTTGATGAGAGGAGAACACTATATGGTCTTGTCGAAGACCGTGATTCTTGGAATGAAGATGTCATGTCCAAGTGGCGTAAAAAAAATGGGCTAAATGTTTCAAAGATGCAGACCGTAGAAGATGTTGGTGCGGTAGTCATTAATGATATTGTCCCAGATGATGAAATACCCTTTTAAAGGGTAACTTGATGGGGGTCTACTGGCATATGCAGGAATTACATTGCCTGTCTAGAAGTCCATACCCCCATCATTTTTAGGAGTATAACGCATGACGTTACAAGAACAGATAGATCTTTACCTCTCCAAATGTTTAGATGGAGAAGGAAAAATGAGTGAAGAGATACTTGATCGTTTTGCAGAACGATGCAAGGAAACTATGCGTCTTCAATTCAATGAAAGTCTAAAAGATTTTAAAGTTAGTATGTCTTCAGTTGGCAAACCACTATGTCAACAGCAAATGGCTAAGAAAGAAGAGAAACGTGAAAGACCTAAACCATCTCTTAAGATGAAAATGGCATATGGATATCTAGTAGAAAATTTAGTAATGGCTGTATTGGAAGCGGCAGACATCAATATAGAAAGTGTTCAAGAGAAAGTTAAATACAAACTTAATGGAACCACCATTGAAGGAACACTTGATGTTGTTATTGATGGTAAGGTATATGACATAAAATCAACCAGCACATATGCCTATAAATGGAAGTTTTCAAAAGAAGATGGTTTTAAACGTATGCTGGCAGATGATCCTTTTGGGTATATCCCCCAAGGTTATCTATATGGGGCAGGAGCAGGAAAACCCTTTGGGGGTTGGATTGCCATGAATAAGGAAACGGGGGGTATAACTGTATGTGAAACTCCTCGTAATGGAAAAGAGTTTAGAGAAGCCGCTATTGCGAATGCTGAAAAAAATGCTCGTGCATTAGAAAACGACGAGCCATTTAAACGGTGCTTCAAGCCAGCCCCAGAACTATATCGTAAGAAACATACTGGAGATTACGTACTACATGTTAATTGTAGTTATTGTCAGTATAAACAGCCTTGCTGGGGAGATCGGATAACCTTCCGTAAAAGCAAGAAAGCTTCCAGTCACAAATGGTTCTTTGGAGGTTAATGTGAATGAGAACATCATCCGCGAAAGCGAAGGGAAGGAGGCTGCAAGACTGGATGCGAAGGCAACTAGTAAACAGGCTAGATCTAAAACCAGAAACAGACATGATAAGAACAGCAGTGATGGGAGAGTCAGGCGCAGACGTTCAACTGCTGGGAGATCTCAAGATGAGGTTTCCATACACGATAGAGTGCAAGAATCAAGAGAAGTTGAAGGGTATATACGATGTACTAGCCCAAGCGGAAAGACACTCTACGTATCTACAACCACTGGCAGTTCTAAAAATGAATCGTAAAAAACCTATAGTAGTGTTAGATGCAGAGCACTTCTTGGAGGTATATTTTGGACGAAATTAGAGGAGATATGAGGTTAAGGGATCTTGTATCTGGTGGTGGAGCATTAATAGTTTTAGAAGAATTCCATGATGGGATATCTATACGCTTATACGGAAATCCTGCCAGCAATTCAGGATATACAGCAAGAATAATGGCTAAATTATTTATAAGTCATGCTGAAAATGATGATAGTATGATGTTAGCTACAATGAAAACGGAGGGTAATGCCTAATGCCAAATATATTAGTACTGGATATTGAGACAGCACCCAACCTAGCCTACGTATGGAAGTTCTGGCAAGAAAATATATCTGCAAAACAAGTGATAAAAGCTTGTACAATTCTATGTTGGTCGGCTAAATGGTTGGGGGAAAATAAAGTATTTTATAATGACGGAAGAAGTGATAAAAGTAAAATTCCCACTGCAAAACATGAAATAAGACTACTCACAAAATTATTACCCCTATTAGAAAAGGCAGATATGGTAGTTGGGCATAATTTGTCCAGGTTTGACATGCCTAAAATTAGAGGGAGATGTCTCGTATATAATTTACCAATCCCTTCTCCATATAAAGAAATAGACACGTACAAAATTGCTGTAAGAGAGTTTGGTTTTGAAAGTAACTCTTTGGAATATTTATCGTCCATTCTTCTTGGTGAACAGAAAAGTAATCACAAGAAATTCCCTGGATTTGAGTTGTGGTCTAGATGCATGTCGGGAGATCCTGATGCATGGGTGGAAATGAAAGAGTATAATATTATTGACATCAAAGTAACAGAAGAGTTATACTTAAAGATACGTGCATATTCTACCAGCCATCCAAACGTAGGAGTATATTGCGAGAACATTGAAGTAACGTGTCCCAAGTGTGCTTCTACAAATAGTAACAAACGAGGATATGCTTATACTACTACAGGAAAGTACCAGCGGTATCACTGCAACGATTGCGGTGGTTGGCACAGATCACGGTTTACAGAGTATCCCAGATCTAGGAAAGACGGGTTGACCGTCAATACGGTAAGCTGATGGGCGCATTACTTTGCTACCTAGCAGTGGTAATACTAATAGGAGTATTGTTTCTATGAACTACGATGACTATTCACAATTGGTAAAAGATCAAGAGGTAGCACGAAGGGAAATAAAAGGAGAGAAGGTAAACCACCCTTCACACTATACAAGTCACGGTTCAGGTGTAGAGTGTATACAAATAACAGAGCACATGAACTTCTGTCTTGGTAATGCGGTAAAATACATTTGGAGAGCCAGTATGAAAGGAAAGCATAAGGAGGATCTTGAGAAAGCAATATGGTACATACGCAGAGAACTGGAAAGGATAGAATAATGACATATGAAGAATACTATTGGGAACAATCAGGAGAGAAAAGATTTCGATTGAATGAACTAACTATATGGGCTGTTAACAAACTATGCGATACTGAAACTAATATAACCGGCTCAAAGGCTTTTCTAAGAGGTAGACTAGACAAGTTGATAAAAGATATAAAGTATGAGGGGTGGAGAAGAGCTTCTGCAAGAATGAGAAAGGCAGTTGACAGATGGATAGTAACTCACTCCCAAGAGGAGCACTATGAAAAAAATATCTAGAACTAAATCATTCCTATTGAAAGCTCTTAGAGTTAAGCATGATAAACTAGTAACCAGAGATAACTTCGATGCTCATGAACTACTAGAATGGGCTATGTTCTTTGCAGCAGAGGCAGGTTATGAGGAGGGAATACAATGGTATAAGGAAAAGGTGTACCCTGTATGTAACAACTCCTATCAGGAGGGTACATTAGTACCTGCAAACCCTTATAGATCGGGGGCTAAAATCACCAAAAATGCCTATCGACCACTATAGGAGATGGAGTAATATAGATGGATAAATGGACTAGCATGACTAATCCGATGTTCCGTAGTAAATTCAGCGAGGACATCTTCAATCAAAAGTATCGACACGACGGGTGTGAGACATGGGAAAGATTATGCTCTACTCTTGTAGAAGACGTAATGGGGAACAAAGCAACAAAAGATGAAAAAGATCAATTGATCGAATACATGGTTGATTTGAAGTTTATCCCAGGTGGAAGGTATTTATATTATGCAGGAAGAGAACATAAATTCTTCAACAACTGCTTCTTACTTAAAGCTGAAGAGGACACTAGAGAAGATTGGGCGGAACTATCTAAAAAAGTTGAATTGTGTCTTTCGACTGGTGGCGGCATTGGTGTTGATTATTCCATATACCGTCCTCGCGGTAGTCTTCTCCGTGGTACTGGCGGCATTGCCTCAGGTCCAATTCCAAAAATGCAAATGGTTAATGACCAAGGTAGGGGAGTTATCCAGGGCGGCTCTAGACGAAGCGCCTTGTATGCGTCACTTAATTGGCAACACGAGGACATCCCAAAATTCTTAACAGCAAAAAACTGGTATGACAAAAAAGTAGCAGGTACTAATAAATCACTGGGAGATCTTAGAGAAGCTGACTTTAATTTTCCAGTACCACTAGATCACACCAATATATCAGTAAACTACGACACAAAATGGGTAGAAAATTATTGGGATTCTAATGACGTAGGGGATATATTTAGGAAGAATATAAAACAAGCTCTTTCTACAGGAGAGCCTGGATTTAGCTTTAACTTTTGGAAAAAAGAAGAAGAGACACTAAGAAACGCATGTACTGAAGTAACATCTATAGACGACTCAGACGTATGCAATTTGGGCTCAATTAATATAGGAAGGATTGATTCTCTTAAGGAGTTCAAATCAATTGTAGAACTAGCTATTATGTTTTTGCTTTGTGGAACTCTTGTTGCAAAACTACCATATGAAAAGGTTGCTGATGTACGTGAAAAAAACAGACGACTTGGTTTGGGACTTATGGGTATACACGAATGGCTCATTAAAAGGGGAAAGAAATATGAAGTAACAGGCGAACTTCACAGGTGGCTTTCAATTTATAAAGGTGTATCGGATAGTACTTCATCAAAGTATGCAGACTTACTTAGCGTTTCACACCCTGTTGCCAACCGTGCTATAGCTCCAACTGGATCAATTGGGATACTCGGGGGTACAACCACAGGAATAGAACCACTATTTTCTGTTGCTTACAAGAGGAGGTATCTAAAGGGAACAGAGTGGCATTATCAATATGTAGTAGATGGGGTGGCGCAAGAGATGCTTCAGAATTACGGTGTCAATCCTAACGACTTAGATACATCCATGTCTTTAGTAGCAGATCCAAAAAGAAGATTAAATTTCCAAGCTGATGTACAGGATTATGTTGACATGGCTATATCTTCTACAATAAACCTTCCTAAATGGGGTACGATAAATAATACGGAAGATAACGTGGATGACTTTACTAAACTTCTTGCTAGTTATGCTCATCGTCTACGAGGATTTACCTGCTATCCTGATGGTTGCCGGGGGGGACAGCCCCTTGTAGCCGTAGATTATAAAGAAGCAGTAAAGAAATTGGGAAAAGAATTTGAGGAGCATATTGAAATAACAGATGTATGCGATATCAAATCGGGGGAGAGTTGTGGTTCATAAAAAAAAGGAGGCACACGGTTGTGTGACCTCCCTATCTTTAGAGTGGGATCAGCTAGGACGATTAGTTTACAAGAGAGCTAGAGTTAATGTTGATAGCCTAAAGACTTTATTGGAAAATCATTATCCTGAATGGGAACAACTACAAAAGACGATAGATACCATACGGTGGATAGATGATGCATTAAATGAGTTAACTTTAGAATTGGCTGAAAGGGCAGAAGATGAGGGTATACGTGTACAAGAATGGAATGTGCGACCCGAAAGCGAAATTGGGGATAATAAAGACATTTCAGAAAGCAAAGGAAGTTGATGATTATCTAAATTTACTTTGTATTAGCATGACCTCTATAGCACATAAGCAATATAGAGTATTTATAGCTGATGATGATGTTGAACAATCTTCAATAGATCACTATGTAATTATGGAAGATAATTATGAATTTGATATGGTAAAAAGGAAATTTAAGGAAGTAGATACAAAAGAAATAGCTATAGCTAATGATGCTAAATTAGCACAAAGAGAGAAGATTATTAGGCCAAGAGTTCAGATGGTAAGAGAATAAAACCAATGGGGTGGTCAGGGAATTAACCCTTGACCACCCCTTTTATTTCTTATGTATACCTACGAACAAGCTAACAGTTTGACATAGTATCCTACAACAAAGCCTATTCCTAAGAAGACTCCTGCTGCAACCGGCTTATTGCTGATAACAAACGTAACGCTCGATTTAATTTTCTCCCAAAGCATAGTAATCTCCTATATTCTTTTTCTAAGGGCTCGATCTCCAAACCACCACAAAACTGCCGATGAAGTTAAATAAAGTATTGAAGCTTCAATAGTAGCACGACCTTCAATGGGGGAGGAGAAGTAAATTATTCCCACTAAAACAATAAGACTGAAAGTAAGAACAGGACGCACAAGACGAAGCAAGTCAATGACCCAGAGAGAATTTGTACCAACCATACTGTCGTGGCTGTAGGATGCCATACGGGAATCAGCATCGACCTTAGATTGGGCAACTGCCATCTCTCTTTTGTTTTCATCTGCGCTGATTTTATTCTGTAATTCAAGCAAATCAAGGGCTCGTTCATGCTTATTATCAGCTTTCTTTTCTTCAACCCAATAGTCAAGAAAAGAAAACGCCTTTCCGATAATTGAACCTACGATTCCAGTAACTCCACCAGTTAAAGATGTTGCTAGTAAATCAAGCATCATACAGAATTA